GTCCTTCCGCTGAAGAATATTGTGCTCAATGACCGCGGTGAGCTTATATTCCTGGTTAAAGCGATCCTCGCCGCTGATTTGACCGGCGTTATATTCCTTGTCCAGCGCGTTTGTGAGGACTTCCAGTCGGTCCTGCTGAATCTTGACGAAATTCTGGACAGCGGCGGCATCCTGCTGCTTTTGCTTGGCCTGATATTGAAAGCCTGTGGCGGTGAGTTTGTCCTTATGTTCCTGAAAGAGTTGCGCTTCCTCGGCCCAATCCTTCGCCAGTTTCGCCCCGTCTCCGGCATCGGCTTTGATGCGGTCGGCGGCACCTTTGAGCGCAATCTCATAGCGATGATCTTCGAGCGACGTTTCTTGCGCCAACCATTGCGCGATGGTTTTCTGGCCCATTTCGAGCAGCGCGGAATTTGTGGATTGTTCGCTGGAAATGTGGCGGAGGTTGCCTTGCTGATAGGCCGTAGCGATTTCATCGGCGATCCGGCGCGCCTGAGCCGCTGCTTTCTTGGCGTCTGCATCATCGGTGAAATTCGGCGTTGGCTGTTTGGTCGGCGGCGGCGTGCGATGGGTCGTACCGGAACCCGAATATGCGCCCTCGATTGCTCCTTGGGCCTTTTGAGCCGATGCTGTGAGTTGTTCAATCTCGCTTTCGCCAATGCCAAAATCCTGGCTCAGATATGCCGGCAACTTCGTGAGATTGGTCAAGAGGCCCGCAATGGCCGACGAGAAGAAATTGACCGCCGGTGCCCACGCGACGGCGACCTGCGACCATGTCGTATCCATTTCGACTTTGGTCGCCTTGGCGGCTGCCACCACCTTTGGGTCCATGATGAGACCCAACGCGGTAAGTTTTTCCGTGAGCGCGCCAGTTCCCTGCGCCCATTGCTCCAACAGTGGGATCATCTCAGCGCCACTGCGGCCAAACAAAATCTGGATGTCTCGCGCCCGCCTGGCTGGGTCTTCAAGACTGATTAGCGCGCGTGCAAGGGCTGGAAGCGCGTCCTCGGCTGGTAACTTTGCGGAGACGCCGAGATCGTTGAAGGCTTTGGCCTGCTGACCAATGCCGGTCTGGGCCAGCCCTTGGGCGGCGTTGAACCGCCGCAAAGACGTGTCGATGGTGTCGGTGGCGACCCCGGCCAACATTCCTGCCTTGGTGTAGTCCTGATAGGCGGTGGTCGAAAGCTGCAGGACTTCGGATTCATGTTGAACATGTTCCGCAGCATCGAACACGCTCTTGCCGAATTCGATGACCGATCCGATGCTGGCGACGATACCGAGCGCCCCCAGGCTTTGACTAACGAGCGATGCAGCGCCGCCAAATTCCTGCATCCCGGTTCGCGCGGTTCCGAGTTCTGCACGGAGCCCGGCGACCTGCGATTTCGCCGCCAAACTTTGCGACGCCACTTTCTGCAACTGAGCATTAAGCTCGGGCGTGGCTCCGCCTGCCGCCACGGCCTGCTTGGCGAGGTTATTCAGTTCTGTGGAGAATGCGCGCGATGAGGCGGAGGCGACCGCAAGCTTGGCTTGTAGGTCGGCTGTGTCGGCGGTGATCCTGACAGCGACATTGGACGCCATCTAATGGACGGCCCAAGGCCACGGACCAATGCCGGGCGGTTGTTCGTTGACTTTCACAACGGCCAAATCCATCGCTCCCATCATCTGCGCTGGGTTAAGGGCACCAGCGGCCCACTTTTCCTCGACGGTCATGCGCTTCTGCTCGGCAGGGCGCCAAGTCGTGTAGACGGTGGCGAGCATGGCGACCAGTTCGTGTTCCGGCGGTGCTGCTTTCCAATATTCAAAGAGATCGAAGGCTTGCGGAAGCGTCATGGTTCGGACTTCGGACGGCAGCTTTTTAAGGGCTGTACAAAGTCGTCCGACGACGTAGCGCCAATCTATGCCGCTTCCGCTTGCGCTTCCCCCGCTGGCTGATCCTTTGGCAACAGTCCGGAAATATCGAGAACGGCGCTGACGGCGGCGGCAAACTCGTCGCGGGTGATCCGCATCTCGATCAGGGCCTTGGCGTTGATTTCCGGATAGTCGGATTTCAACCCTGCGACCAGGATTGCGACGTTGCGCTCCGCGCCGCGCCGGACATTCTCTTGCTGATCGTCTAGCGGTGGCATGACGGCGGCGACCTGAAGATCGATCAGTTGCCCGAGAGTGAGGGGGGACGAAATTGTATAGGAGACGCCCGCCAACGATATGGTTTTCGTTTCCAGCATCGACTAGGCCTGCGACGCGAGGCTGATGAGGCCGATGTTCTGGCCCGCATTCGCGAAGAACGAAAAATCGAACTCTGGCGGCGCGAAGTCGGTGAGCTTGTGCCCCATCGACCACTTGGTGCAGATCGCCTGGAAGATGCGCAGGTAATAGGTCGCTCCATACAGGGTCGATTTGTAGTCGAGCTGGAAGGTGGGCGTTGTGCCGATATCGGTATTGGCCCAGGTCTGTGATTGGCCTGGCGCGCTCGCATAATGATAGGAGAATGCGATCTGCACAGAGATGCCAAACCCGCCACTATCGTCCGCAGCCGCGAACAAATAGACGCCGGCTGAGACGCTATATTGCCCTGTCGTCGGCGAATTTGCGACCTTGGTGAGCGGCTGGCCGACAGCAAATCCCGATGTTCCTGCTACCGACACCGTCACGCCAAGATCGCCGTCCCAGGTGCCGCTGCTCGGAACGGTCGGCGTGATCGTGAACGGGGTCGTGGGGATAGCGGTCGATGCGCTGATCGTTGTGTCGTATTGCGTGCCGGCGGTCCAGGTTCCACCAAGCATCATGGTGTTCAGCGCCTGACCGGACATTGTGGCCGCGATGATCTTGCCGGTTGCCTTGGCGGTGCCGCGTGCCGACAGCAGCGGAAATTGCTTCTGACCATAAAGGTCTTTCACATCGAAGCTGAGGTCAGTCGAAAATTCATGGCAGAACCCGACGTTGAACGGCGTCGAATTTGCGACATCCGTTCTCGTGACATAGAGAACGCCGGGACCGAATATGCCCTGCGGCACGACATTGGTATTGGCCATGAGATTTTTTCCTTTGTTACGGGAGCAGAATTTTCACTGGAAGCAAGGCCTTGCCGTAGGTGTCGAGATCACCTGGATCGTATTCGGTGCGTCCTTCGACGCGGCACCATGCCGACAAACCGCCAATGGTGAACCGGCCGCTGGGATCGTCAGGCAGCATGGCGTCACGCACTTCCTCGACCAGCGCATTCAGATCGGCGCTCGCCGCAGCATTCGGGTCGACTCCGACGCGGGTATAAAGCCAGAGTTCGACATCCAAAGTGGTGCGCGCGAAAATGGTGGTCGGATATTCGTCGTCGGCGCCGATCTGACGAAGGAATAGCGCCGGGAAGGTGGCCACGTCGGTCCATTGTTTGAGACGCCGACTGCGATATTGGAACGATGGAGTCTGATCGGTCAGGAAATCGAAAAACCCGGCGATCACCGTTTCATAGTCGTTATTCATTGGTGGCCGTTTCGCAGGCTTGTTCGATTGCCGCCAGAACTTCGCCACTCATTGCGGCGGTTGGATCTCGGAGATAGCGATGGGCTTTCACCTTCAGCGTTCGCGTATGGGCAGCGACCATCACCGTCAATGGTTGAGCCAGTTTGTTTCCCCAAAGGTGATCCAATCGCGCCTCATGCGCCTTGACCTGATTACGATTGCGCGGGCCAGGGGCGCCATATTCGAGTGCGCCCGCCTTGGCGAAGTCCTCGGAGACCGCGATGTAACCGGCAACGCTATCCTGATTCTGATAGACGGTATTTCGGATAGAGCCAGCCAAGCGGCCGGACCGCCGCGGTGCCGCAGAGCGGATGCGCCCTGCCAAGGTATCGGTGATCTTGGTGATTGCAAGCGTCAGTTGACCGCGAAGTCGTTCTGGGAACCGTTCAAACTGCAATTCGACGGAACGTGCGCCAACGACCTCAACCCCGATTACATCAGGCATAAGCAATCGTCACGTCGGCATGGGTGGTGCCGCCGTCGTTCTGTACGGCAGTCAGGCCGGTGGAGAATGCCAGATCATAGAGCAAAGTGGTTAGCGCGGCGGTGGTGTCGATGACGGCCAGCACTGTGCCGGTCCCGGTCAGGCTGTCGTAAAGCGTCAAGCCGGTGCCGCCGACGCTAAGTTTGTTGATCGAAACGCTGTGCAGTGTGCCAGCGCCAGTTTTGATGGCCGCATAGGTCGCGCCAGCGCCGGTGACGTGCTGGCTGGACCAGCCTGGGACGGCGACAAAACCGCCGGCCATTGCCACCACCAAGGCCCATGAACCGTCGCCCATGTCCTTGAACTTTTCGACGACACCGCCGCCGGAGTTCCGAAGGAAATCGCTCATATTCCGGCTCCAAATAGGAATGGGGCGCCAATGTAGGCGGAAAGTAGATCAGTGATGCGCGGCGGCCATGCGCTGCCATCGGCTTTCGTGTTCACCCAATATTCAATGCGGCCGATCCCTGGCGTCTCCTGGGCGCGGATCATGGGATCGCGGATGCTGGTCGCGTGCATGTCTTTGACCAATTCGTTCACGGCCTGCTGCAGATCGGCGGGCAATGTTCCGGGGAACGTAAACCCGCCGGTATATTGCACGGTCAGTTTTCGGAAGTGCCAGCGATAGGGCACATCATTGTAAAGCCTGATCAGCCGCCCGGTCGCATAGTCGCATTCAAAGTCGGTTCCTTCGACAAGCGGACCTTCTGTGTCCTCGGAAATATTGATGGACGTGATGGTGGTGATCGGAAGGCGGCTGAGATAGAGAAATTCCGGAATGTTATTCAGCGAGGCGCTATCGATGAAAGGATAGGGGCGGAACTGCTCCTGCATCGGCTCTGCGATGAAATCGCGGTTGCAATAATTCGCCACCGCGCGGCTCGCCATCGTGATTTGGCGCTTGAAGTAATTGTCGCGCTCGGTGTCGCCAAGCGGAATCTTGAGCTCTGTCTTGATCACCTCGATGGTCGTCATGTCATAGGACGATGCCGGGGTGAGAACCTTGATGATCCGGTCCATTATTTTGGTGCGGAAACCTTGGCTGGCTTCGCTGGCTCAGGCTCAACAAAGCGAGCATGACCCATGGCAATGGCGTCATCCATTTCCTTGTCGTAGGGATAGGTGTGTTCACCCTTCCATTGCACGGTTTTGTGGTTGCGCCTGATCTGGCGGCCCTCCACAAAATAAACCATCCGCGATTCGGTCATGATTGCTCCTGCGAGGAAAGATGGGCGGCAGCATCGCCGCCGCCCATTCCGTTAGTCTAGTTCGTGGCCGGGTTGATGCGCGCCGTGGCGACCTTGCCGTAGCGGGCAGACCATAGGATAGCGACGACGCTGACGGTCGTCGCTACCGCATTGCCGGTGCCAATGCGCAGGCAATCGAAGCCATTGTCGATATCGAGGTCCGAATTTTTGACCTCGATAATGTATTGCAGTTCCTTCGAGTTGGTAGCGTCCGTCGTGAAAGTGTCGCTGCTCACCGTAAAACTCGATAGAACGTCCGCCGCTCCGCGATCGACATTGCGCAGCGCCACACTGAACGACACAGCCTTCTCGTCCGACGCGGAATTGGTGACATCGGTCGCCTGCTTCAGCGTGATGGCTGATCCTGTGACGGTTGTCGCATTCAGCGCGGTGATGACGAAGGTGCAACGATGATAGCCCTTCATGCACAAGCGCCGCGGCGTGGTGGACGACGGGGTAGTATTCGACAGGACCACTTCGAGGGCGGCCTGTTCCGAAAGATTGGCATTTTCCGTGATCATTGGCGTTTTCCTTTCAGGAATGGGCCGGTTACGACGTGCGATCCGCGAGGGTCACATAATGCGACAGAGTGTTCGTCCCATTGAGCGGGCTGATTGTGGACGAGAACCACGGCTGGCCTGCAACGCGCAGGATAAACCGGAAGGCGGTCACGTCATAATCGAACCACAGATGGATCGAGGTTTCCGCGCGCAGCCCGCCAACCTTCTGAGCCGCCAGATAGGCTTTCAGATCGGTCAGCACGATGTCGCCCTGCAGTCCGACGCTCGAACATGCCTGGGTCGGAATGACCGGCTTGCCAAGCAAGGTGCTATAGGGCGCGCCGCTCAGCCCGCCCGGCGGAATGTAGATCGGGAACTGCACGGTGGTGGCCGCCGCCGGGAATCCGAGGGTGTTGAGTTGCGGCTCGACATCCTGGTTGATGAGCCAGACCGCATTCTGCCGTGCCGGTGCATAAAGCCGCGCCCACATTTTCATGATGTTGGCGTGGTTGACCGTATAGGTGGTCTGGCTGCTTTCCTTGGCAACCGCGACCAGCGCCGGGCTGTTGAGAATGCCGAGCGGCTGGCCTACGCCGGTGCCCGCCAAGATCGCAAGATTGACCTTGAAATCGATCTTTTCCGGCGCCTTGCGGTTGATGTAGCTGGCCAGGGCCGGCGCGTCTTCCAGCAATTCGCTGGTGACCGGGACCAGGGCCGTGAGCTTGTTGAGGCGAACGGTCACATCCTCCAACTGCGGCTTGGTCTGGGTCAATTGCTGACCCTCGCCTTCCCACTGGGCGAGGATGCCGCCGGTGGTCTGCCATGGCGTCGTCTCGTCCTTGGGGATCGTGATGCTGTTGCCGCTGGTATCGATCAAGTCGGTGCGGCCGAGCAGGCTGGCCTCGCCGAGAACCTTCTGCATGATCATGGTGCGGAACTCCGGCGGCACGGCGAAGCCGCCATCGGCGCCAACGCCTTCCGACCCGAATGTGGTCGGAGCATCGACCAGCAAGCGAGGATCGACGGCGCCGCCGGGGCGGGCCGCCATCATCACATTCCGGGCGAAATCGCCGATGTTGTTGAATCCGCGGCGGTTGTAATCGCTGCCGGGGCGCGGAGCGTTCTGGATAGTGCGGGCCGCGCTGCGGGCTGGGATGCGATTCTGCGGCGCCGGATCGATGGGATCAGCGGCCGGATCGACAGGATCGGTCGGCTGTGTCTGCCGACCGGCCGGCAACGCCAGCGCAGCCGAATTTTCCACGATGCGCTCACGCAGCTCGATATCCACCTTGGTGGAGTCGATATGCGAGAAGATGTCCTTGAGGTCTTTCGCCTCCTGCTCGCTGAAATCGCGCTTGTCGGCGTCGGCCTTGGCCTGGATGGTCTTGGCCTGGTCGTTGAGTTCGACCAGCCGGTCGCGCAAATTCTGGATCGTATTGCCATCGTTGAAATAGATGGCGTTCGGGCTGTTGGCCAGTAGGCTGAGCAGCGCCGCAACGGAGACCGAATGGGTCTTCATGGCTTTGTTTCCTTTTTGGAAGCCTTGCCCAAGGGCTGGGGATTGGGCATAGCCGGCGGCGCCGGGGTTACTGGCGAGTCAATCTCTCGCGGATCATGTCTGTTTCGAGTTGCGCGAACCGCACCGTGAACTCGTCCTTGCGCGGCCGCGCATCATTGGATGCCGACAGCGTGGCCGGGATGTTCTTGAAGCGGCGAGGGTCGAAAGCGCAGGCCGCCATCTTCATGTTATCGACCACATTGTCGCAAAATCCGTCGGTCTTGGCGTCGGCTGCGGTCATCCAGGTTTCGGCGTCCATCATGGCGCGAACCTTGTCCTCTTTGACGCCGGTGCGCTTGGTATATGTGGCGCCGATGGTGCCGGTGATCGAATCCAACACATCGGCGGTCTTGCGCAGATCCTCGGCGCTCCCCATGCCGATGCCCCAGGCATTGTGAATCATCATCATGGCGTTGTCGGCCATATTGATTTCATCGCCCGCCATGGCGATCACGGAAGCAATCGACGCGGCGAGCCCATCGACATGCACGACGATGCGCGCTTGGTGCGATGCGAGCAGGTTATAGATCGTCATCCCTTCAAAGACGTTCCCGCCTGGGCTGTTGATCCTGCAATTGATTGTGGAAACCTTCCCAAGCGCTTTCAGGTCTTTTGCAAAGCCTTCCGCGGACGTGCCTTCGCTGAAAAAGCCGCCCTGGCCGATGTCCTGATAGAGCAGGATTTCGCCTTCGGAGCCCTTCGCCTTCATGCTGTAATATTTCATGCGGATGGCCCTTCGCCTGTCGTGATCTGGCTCTCGCCGGGTTGCGGGTCGTTCGGATCGTTTCCGGTTGGATCGGTCGGCGCGCCTTCCGGATCATCGGGATCAGGATTGCCGGCATCTTCGAGCGTCTGCATGTTGAGCGGAACGAAGCGCTTGTCGCCGCCTTCCTCAGTGCTGATCGGATTCATGCCCTCGGATTCGCGGATGTCGTTCGCCGAGAACACGCCGCGGTCGAACATGTCCTTGTAGAAGCCGCCGCGGGCGGCGAGATCGCCGCGCTGCAGGCTGCGAACGTCGATGCGCGAATAATAGCCCTGCGGATTGCGCTGGTTGATGAGTTTGAAATTCGCTTCCTGCTCGAAGATCGTTGTCCAGGGAAGAATGCCGTCAGTGACGAACTCGATGCCCTGATGCTCGATGTTATTATTCGTCGATCTCAAAAGATGCTGGACTTTGTGAGGCGGCACGCCGAACCAGCGACAGATGACCTCAACCTGGTTCTGCTGCGCCTCGACGAATTGCGCCTTATTCGGCTCGACCATGATCGGCGTCGCCTTCATTCCGCTGTCGAGATATTCCCAGCGATGCGCGTTGTCCGGACCCTTGTGCTTGGCATTGAAACTGGCGAGCAAACTTTCGCGGCCCTTGGCGTCCAGGTTTGAACGGGAGTTCTCGATGATGCCACCGAGCTGGCCGTTATTGCCGAAGAACGCGGCGCCGAACCGTTCCAGCGCCATCGCAAGACCGATGCTCTGGGCTGCATAGCCGACCGTCTGGTAGCCGGTGATGCCGTCGAAGCTCATCCCGTGGATGTGAAACATGTCCATGAAGTCGATGTTCGTGATCGCCTTGGTCTGATTGTTGACCATGTAATAGAGGCGATTGGTGTCCCACCACCGCTTGATCATCACCCGATCCGGCTCAATCGGCCAAAGCGCAATCGGCCTGCCGGCGCCGTCGCGCTCGATTTCGGCGAAGGCGTTTCCCCAGATCAGGGCGTTGCCCATCATCGTCTGCCGGAAAGTGAAGGCAGACATCTCCGGATTAGGCCGGTGATTTAGCAGATCGTCCAGCGCACCTGGGACGACGAGACTCTTTGGCCCGGCTTCGCCTTTTGTGGAAACCTCCTTCATCATCCGCCACGGCAGCATCGCCACCGACTTCGACAGGATATTGACGCATCCCCAGACACAATTTTGCTGGAGCGCCGTGTCCGGCGTAACCCTGATGCCTGCAAGGGTCGATTGAACATAGACGATGCGGCTGGCCCGGTTCGGCCAATAGCTTTGCGTCTGCCTGTTAACGAAACTGCGGATGCGATCAAGGAAGCTCATGCCAGAACGCCTCCTCGTCGCCGCGGCGATCTATGATGATCGCCCTATTGGGATCAGGTTTCTCCGGCTCGGGCTCGGCGGCGATCTCCTCATAGACTGACCGCACCCCATCCGGGTTGAGCGACAGCAGCGATATGGCGTTGAAACTCGCCATGAGCGGATCGATCTTCGCCGTCCCGGCGGCCTGCTTCGTAATCGTGATCGCGTTGCCGCGAGGCTCGACCTTGGCGTTGCCGACGCACCAGGCCATCATGGCTTGGCCACCATGCACCAGCGTCAGGTCACTCAGGCCGCGCTCGGCCGTCTTGATGGCGCCGCTCAGTTTCCAGCCCTGACTTACGGCGACCGTGCAGCCTTCCGGCATATTGCGTTCGACCAGGGCATCGAGGATCTGGCCGATGCCGACCGGGTCAACGCCGATGCCGTTCTTCAGCGGCAGGATGCCGGAGGATTGCACCCGCTCCACAATGTCGGCCACTTCCTCAACATCCTGGCCAGGGGTCTCGACAATGGTCAGGTCTCCGGCGGCGGCGAAGTCTCGCAGGGCCGGCGCGATCTCCTTGCGCCTATCGAGGACGGTCTGGTGTGCCCAGGCATGGGTCCATAGCAGCCAGCGCCGCGTCACCTTTTCCCGGCCCGCCACCGCGACGCCGAGTAAATCGTCCAGCCCGCCACCATCAATCCCAACCGTGGCGACCTCGCAGCGGTCGAGCAGCGTGTCCAGGTCGGCCAATTCCGGCTCCGCAGCGGCCTGCCAGAAGTCGGCGCCGGCCCAGCGGTCGGACAGCAGGCTGATGCCAATCTCGATGTTGAGGTGCTGCGAGGCCCATACCCGGATGGCGCTCTCGCCTTTAAGCTTTTCCGTCTCGAAGTCCTGGACCAGCGCCTCGATGCGCAGCGATCGCCCCAGGTTCGGCATCACCATGTGCCAGATCGAGGGGTCGTACCAAGCCGGCGTCTGGTCGCGCCGCACCGGCGCCGTGTACTCAGGCGGGAACTCATACAGCACCGGCAGAACAATCCCGCCCGCCCGCCCGTCGCGCACCGCCCGCGCGTTGGTCAATTCCTCCCGGAACGCACCGGCCGGCGGTTCATCCGACTGCGTGGTCAAGATGACCATGAAGCCCTCGGGGATCGATTGTCGCCCGCCGCGCAGCTGGCGCAGCACCTTGGATGCCTGGCTGTGCTTGCCCAGCAGGTGAAGCTCGTCCAGCAGCACCCCGGCCGGGCGCGGGCCAGTCAGGATATCGAGGTCGAAGGTCTTGATCCGCAACTTGGCGCCGTTGAGACGGTCCTTGATCTCCTTGACGTGTTCGCGGATGAGAAACCGGCGCTTCAATTCCGGGTCGGCTTCGATCATGCCGGTGGCCTGGGAAAAGGCCAGGTCGCTGATCGCCTGGGTCGGCCCTACAAAAAGGAATTCCGCCCGCGGCCTTCCATTCATCAGCATGGCGGTCAGCATCAGCGCCGCGCCGTTGGTGGTGTTATGGGTCGGTATAAGTGATCGCGTTACGAGATATTGATGGGTTTTGCTCGCAACCGCGATACATTGGACGGGGACGCTCTTGACCTTGCGGACATCAACAATTTGTCTGGTTTTGGATCGCGCGGAGTTTTTCGCCTTCGATCCCATCTGCCGCACCAGCTTTTTGGCAAGACTGAAAACAGGGGCGGTATCAAAAGGCCAAAATTGGATGAACCAAACTGGCCCGCAGTCCTTACCGTAAATCTTTGCTCTATGCTCCGATACCGTTGATTTGAAGCCAAGAGAATTTATCAACTCACGAACGTCGTCTCGAAGGCATTCAAGTGTCGTGGTGAAAGCCGCCTGGCCGCTTTTGGCGATCGATCCGTCGCTGTCCATCAGTCCGCGCAAGAGCGCCATCCTCTGATCATTTGAGGCGCGCAAATATGATTGCGGAATATGCTTTCGTCCTAGCAACCCGAGTTTGATTGCCTCGGTGCGAAATCTATATGGCAGCGAAAGATTGACGGTTCCTGGTATCGTCAACGAGATTGTCGTCGATCCTTTCTCTGGATAGCGCGACCTTACGAATGCTGGTTGTCCATTCGCTACAAGTTCACCGACCAGGATATCGGCTTCGGCCAGGCCCGCGGTTATCTGCGCCTGACTCGTCGTGCCGTCGCCAAGCCAAAGGCCAAGTGCATATGGCGGAATTTTCAAATCGGATTGCGGACAATCAAGCTTTCCGCACAATGCGGTGCGGTGATTGTTGATGACATAACGCCCGCTAGACACTTTCAGGGACGCGGCAATCTCTCGTGTTGTCTTAGCAGAGGGTGACTCTGCATTGCGATGGTGCCCGCGTCGTTTTTCTCTGTCCTTATGAGCGTCAGTTATCCAGAGATGTTCTGCGTCGCAGACGACAGATTCGCCGGTACTAAACACAACCTCAAAGCAATCGTGCCCAACAAAGACTTCCGATTTAGCGGTGACCTTCGTCGGTTGGCCATTAGCGTCCATCACGGCATCGCCGATCCGAACATTGCCCATTGTCACGAACCCGGTCGGCGTCGCAATCAATGTGTCGAGTGCAATCGCTTTGCTGTTCTTCTTCGCCACCAGGGCGAAGATTTCCTCCACATACCGGACGTTGGTCACCGGGTCGCGCGAACCGAACAGCGCCCGCACGATGTCACGAAACCATGGCCCGGAGGCATCGCGCATCAGCGGCAGGCCGGCAACGTCCGGCAGGCGCAGCGCGTCGAAAAACTTAACCGCTATCTCTCCCTCGGCCTCGTATAGAGGAAGCTTTGGAATGAGGGACGTACCGGCCCGGATTCTATCCTGCCAGTCGCGGCACGATAAATCCCACGCCATCAGTTGGTAAGCAGACCCGCGCGCTGAGCCATCAGATCGCCCATCATCGTCTCGGTATCAGGGTTTGCGGCGTCAATGACGGCCTGTTCTTTCTTGCCGAGCTTTGGCTTTTGCGGCTCCGGCGCCACAATCGATGCAGCGGTGAAGTCAGATGGGGCGATGATCAACTTCGCGTCCAGGTATTTGATCGCCGCGACGCTGCCGCCTTCCGCCGCCTTTTTCAGCCTGGCCAAATTCTCTGCCCGTGCGCGCCCAGCGCCGGTAGCAAGCTCGACCTTGAAGTGCTTCCTGAGGGTCACCCTAGTGATCCCCAAAGAATCGGCCATTGCCTGCTCGGAAAGCCCGCATCCGCGCCAAAGTTCGACGGTTTTGCGCTGGGCTTTCGTCGGTTGATACGGCTTCCGACCAGGGGTCATCGATGCCTTTCGGGTTTTGTATACAAATTCAATAGCTTGCTAGGGGCGTCGGCCGATTAAAAAAAGATACGCATGGCAACCAATGGCGGCGACGCGCTGGATTCGGGAGGGAATTATCCTCCCCTGGGTATTGCTTCGGGAGTGCCAGCCCAGCCATTGCGCCTGCGCTTCTCGACTGCGGTCTTCAACGTATGATGCCTCGCACATAGTGCTTGACCATTGCTCACGTCGAACGGCGCGCCGCCATCCTTCAGCTCGATGATGTGGTCAGCATACAAGCGCACGTGAGGCTCGGACTTCCAGCAACGGTGATTGCCGTCGCGCGCCTCACACTGGCCGCCTGCATTGGCGACGACTAACGCGCGCCAGTCTCGATGATTGGTGGTGGAGTAGATCGCGTCCGCTTCCTTTGGTGGTGGCATCACACGTCTTGTCTCGACCGTCACCACGCGCGAACCGATCGCCTTCAATCGACCCATCTATCCGACAGCCTTGCCGAGCGAGGCGCTGATGATGTGCAGTTCGATTGACCAGATCTCACGACGCAAGCGTTGTAGTTCTGATGGGTCGGCATAGCGTTCGGCGAAGAACGCCATTTCATTCTCGAACATCGCGCGGCGCACGCGCGCCAAGCGACCGAGTTCGACGGGGACAAATTGTTCGGTGAGGCGCTGGGCCATATCGAGGCCTCATAAAAATGGCCGCCAAGTCGTGGACGACGAGGCGGCCGAGTTACCAGATGAGGTGGGATGCGAACCAGAAGAATGCCCGCGGGAACCACAATGGCGATCCGGGAGCGCAGGCAGGCTAAGGCGAAATTGGATGGTTTGGCAAGCGCCGCGCGTCAGGGTGAAATGCTCACCCCGCGCGATAATCTCGCCAAGATATGCACTTAAGCCGCTGCGGCGTCAACAGATTGTTGGCTCGGCGGGACCGCGTCGATTGCGACATGGATGAGATGGTTGATCCCGAGGAATGGCACAATGACGGTGACGGAGCCATTCTCCTCGCCAACGTAAGTCACTGTAATATCGGCATATGTTCCAATTAGGAGCTTGAATTTGTCGCCTGGTTGCCAGCCGGTTTTCCATTCGCCGGCGGCGGCGCGGTCGCAACGGTCGCGATGGCGAAGATCGTGGACGATTGCCTCAGGCAGCGGGATCGGTATGCCGTCAGCGTCGGCCAGGATGCGCTCGACTCCACGCGCGCGGTTGATGCGCCCATAGCGCTTTTCCGATTCAACAAAGCGGGCGAAAATATATCGGGGAAACAGCGGCCGCATGACGAACTCGCGGCGCCGCGCATGGCTGATTTCGACATAGCGAATGGGGAAAAAGATGCTGACGCCATCAGACGGGATTGTGGCTGCTGCTGTGATTTCGCGGGCGGGCTTGGTGCGGACGACGAACGTGCGCGGCTCGTGACGCCAATTTGAGAACAATCGCCCCTCCGAACAGGGCAAGATTATTAGCATGAGATTGTGCAAGCGCAAATTGACGCAAAGTTATCCACAGGGCGATGTTTCTGATTCGATGGCGAGTCGTTCAGGTCGAGCCGTACTTTTCGGCGTATTTTCCTCGGCGCAACAGCCTATCAGCTCTGTCCAAGTTTTCGGCCATTTCCTGCGGCGATGGCAGTTTTGGGTGGCCAAGCCAACGCTTTTCCTGCAGCCAGCGTAATGCGCCAACCGAAAACTTTCCTTCATCGCGTTGGGCCTCGTCGGATACTGCGTAGGCCTTTGCCCCATCGATGATGATCTCGAGGTCGAGGCCACATGCGAGGAACGCGGTTTGGGCGGCAGTCTTCGAACCATCCTTCCGGGGGAACACTTCCCAGAACCGATTGAAATTAGAATCGAAAATCGCCGCGTGAGCGGCGCTCTTACTTCTTACTTCTTCTTTTGTACTTGTAGATGTAGATGTAGATAGCTTGGATTTTGCTAACCCGCCCGCTCTACCGTTCGCCACAGCAGCCGCTAAGCGGGTGCTAGACCTAAGTAGTTCATTATCAATGCGTTTATGGTGAAGCAAGCCATTCTCGCAAGTGAACATGGCTAGGACAGGTTTTCCATATCTTGCTAGCTTGTCTTTTGACGTTCTTGCTACGTTAACGAGGAAGTCTGGATCGGACGGAATCGGGCCTCCGCGGCGCCAATAAGCGCCGATCAAAAGCAGGTACATTCCGTGCTGGAATGTTGTGAGGTGAGTGGTGTCGGCAAGATATTCTGCCCAGTAAAGGGGCATCCAGTGTCCGCCATCAGATGTCATTTTAACCCCTTTCAAGGGTCATCGGCCGGACAAAGCGGAAAGGGATCACCCGCCCGGCCCGATGCCTTATTCCGCCGGAGATCAACCCGGCGACACCACAGTGGAACCGCTATCGCCGCCGCGTCAAGTCCGCACTTTGGCTTCCTCGTAGTGCTGGACGTGACGGCAGTTTGCGCAGTGGTCCCAATATTTGAACCAATATTTTTTCTTGGGATTTGGCTTTTGCTTGTAGTCCTCGGCGCGGGAGCTGCGGATCATCGTCTCACCGCATTTTGGGCATTTGTTTCCGTCCATCATCACCTCCCGGCCATCAGTCGCTCGCGCGAGGGCGGTCGGATTGGTGGGATCACCGGCACCAGGGTGGCCGTCTTTATGGGCATTGGTGCTGGTGCGAGCGTTCTGAGTTTTAGCATCCGGTCGTAAATCCTGTGGTAGCGATGCCCGGTCATCGCCGCGATATCCACCAGCGCCGCGAGGCGTTCGAGTTTAGGCAGGGTAGCTGCAGCGGCGATCCATACATCCTCAACCTCGGTGAAGCTGACGCGCACATCATTGCCGAAACGGTCGATCATTTCTTATATTCCATCGCCAACTGTTTTTTGTAAGCGACATAATGCTGTTCGGGGTATTTCAAGTCGACATCATGGGGATCCCATGAGGCGTCCAAATAATATTGCATCCCAAATGTTAATAGCATTTGATGGATAATTGGCTGCGCATCGGGCGATAATCGCTTATATGTCCGAACCATGTGGCGTCCGTCTTCTCTTGCACGTTCTCTCCATCCCGAAGCAAATCCACATGCAAATGCAAATTCTATATCGTCGACACCATCTTCCTTAGTCCAAGGTAGACCTGCTTTTTTTGTCATTAGCGTTTCTCCGTTATTTGTATGTCCCATTGCGCTTTGTCATGCGCGCACCTTCGATTTGAGCCGTGTGATTGTCGCCGATGAAATGCTCGCTCGGATGCACGGCCATTTCGGAGGGTCGCGCGTGTCTGGAACGTCTATCGGATCGCGGAATAATCTGCGGCGCCAATTCTCCAGCCGTAAAGCGTTGGAATTGATCTCCTCGGCGCACCTACCGGCGAGAAGTTGCGCGATGTTCGATCGCGTCTCAGTATCCAGGACTGTCATTTTCTCCTCTCCGCTATTTCCAGCGCGAGCCCCAGCGGCCCGGCCGGCGATCCATCAGGAAGTTTTGGCAGCGCGTCGCGCAACACATCAAGAGGCGTTCCATGTTGGCGCGCGAGCGAGAATACGACCGCAGCCTCGTCGGCGATTATGTCTGCCGCTGATCCCGTCTTGCCGGCGTCCAGGAAGATTTCACCGATGCTTGCGTTCTCGAACCAGTTGACGATGGCATGATAATCAACGCCGCCATGCGAGAAATCGAACGATGCGCCGGCCCGCAGATTGGGAAAGCGGAGGCGATCAACCATATTTTGTCCAGCGCGCATGTCGTTTCGGTGGCTCGCCGTTCGTCAGATCAGTCCGTCCAATTACTCGATATGTACGATGGCCGAGCGGGTTCGGCGCCGATTTCAATCCTGCGAGCGCGCCAGTCAAAATCGTTATTTGGCGAAAGTTCCGACCGGAAATCTCAATCAGGATAGCGACCATCCTCGCAAGTTCTCGAAGGGTTGCAGACCCATTCGGTGGCAACAAATCATTGCTAGGGAACCGCATCCCGGCGTGGCGTTCAATCAGCACCATCATCTGTTCTTCACGGCAATTCATCATTCACCAGATCAAGGTGGCTTGGCGCGATACTTGCGGCGAGTGTTCCATCATCACGGTAGGCGACATCCTGGTCGATACCATCATCACGCTTGAAGCCGAGCAGCTTGAATATATACCCGCCGCTGCGGCGCGCTTGAACAAACCGCGCATGAAAGCGTCCGTCGCGCGTGGTGGCAGGTTTGGTCGGATCGAAAGTCATTTCCCAGGCTTCCACTTCGGATACCGCGTGGCCATGGCATGATACCAAGTCGCCATCGCGTCGGCTATATCGTCGCTGCCATGGTGATCCCAGCCAAGCATCCGGCAGCGTTCCATGACCTTGCGTTTGGCCTCAGCCCGCCCGATGCCGCGTTCGCCAATGAAGGTCTTGCGGACGGTCGAGACGGCGGCCAGCGACGTGGTGGCACCGGCGCGGGCGGCAGCGGCTCGGACGGCTCCGGTGAGTTGCACCAGCAGCCCGGTGGTATAGGCGCTGTGTTCACTATCGACCAGCAGCAGCGGCGCCTCAATCACCACCGAGTTAGGCTTGATCAGATTGCAAAGCTGCGAAACACTCTCGCTGATTATTGCCAACGTCCGGTCGAATACCAGATCGGCGCCGCCAGGCAGTTTCCACAGGCCGCAGCGCGGCGCACCATCTTTCTCGGTGCCGAACGCATAGCCGGTCGCCGATGTGCTGGCGTCGATGGCGAGCAGCATCACACCTTGCCGATGCTGGCGCCGTTCACGGTGATGATGGCCGCCTCCGGCAATGCTGCGCTCAATCCTTCGATTGCCTTCACGGCATCGGCGAAGCTTTCCGGCGTCATCGGATTGAGCGGGATTGAGATTATGAGGCGGGAGATATAGGCATCCTTGCGGCGGGCCTTCGGCGGTTTGGTTTCAGGCGTCATTATGTGTTCCTTTTTGCTAGTTGAAAAAGCCGCCCCAATAAAGCAGGCCCAGAATTATCATCACATCAACGGCCTTGATGGAGAATTTCCATTTATCCGTTCTTGGTTCGCCATCTTTCACGGCATAGATCAGAAGCCCGAGGAAAAGAAGGGTGATCATAATCCCCTGAGGCCAACCAATGTGGATCATTGTTCTGCTGCCTCCGCCTGCTCAGCCGTCAATCCAAGATTGCTCGCCGTGCCATCGCGCCAGCCGCGGGCATAAGTCTCGGCTAACGTCGAATTTTCAGGATACTTGTTGGATGCTGTGCGCCCAGCCGCGCCATCGGCGTGCCCGCGCTTATAGACCATGTCTTCCTCGTCGCCGGCCAGTGTATCCCAGACCGTGAGCTGCAGTGTATGGCCGATGACATCCAGGCCGATGCCGAGCATTTCGAGGCGTTTCTGCAGCGCCGCCGGATCGTTCTCGCGCTCGATCTGCAATGTCTGCTTGATGCTGTCAGCCATGCCAGGACAGGATTTGTTCGCTGCTGACTTCGCGTGGTTCAATAGCGACTTTGCGGTCTCCACGCGATCAAGCGCGCCCTTGATCGTTTTCATATGGTGCTTGTAGTCGTCTGGCTTCGGGAGCGGCAATTGCGAATTGTCGCCAATGGTGCGGACCTCGACCTCGGCCGCTTTCTTGCCGGTCATCGACTCGGCTTTGGATTTGCGCTTCGGCTTTGATGCTTTCTTTTTGCTCGCCATGCCAAGTTCCCTTTCAGTGTTAGATGATCCAGCGAATGAAGAAAAAGGTGCTGATGATGACCGCCCATAGTGCGGCACTGATGAGCATCAGTGGAAGGCCGCAGCCCGCGTGTTTGTCGCGCCAATTGCTCATTTTCTATCCCTCAGAAAGTCCGCGGCGGTCACTTGCCCTTTGGTGGCGTTCCATATTGCTAGGAGCGCGGCGGGGCGCGGCATACGCTCTCCCAAGGCCCATTTTCGGACCCCTGATGCGCTCGCAATCTTGGTTGTCTTGGCGAAAATAGCGTATGAAACGCCGTTCAGATCGAGGTATGCCTGCAATTTCATGGAAGTGCTTTTCGCCCTATTTGGGAAGGTTGTCAATATTGGGTTAACGGAAATGCCGATAAATAGGACATTCTGGGCTTGACGTTGGAGCAATTGGGCATTTAGTCTGCCCATGTCGTCAACCCTTGAGAGGTTCACATGACCGAAGATCAAAAATTCCCTTGGGAATCGCACACCTGCTATGAGCCGCCGCCGCTTCATCGGGCGCGGCCAGCAACGCTTCCCCCGCTCATCATCGTCACAATTATTGTCGTGGGACTTGTTATAGCGAGCCTCCTTCTCTGGACGGCACCAAACTGATGCGCGCGCCAACGAAGGGCTCGGATGCATATGCCTGGTACAGTGCGGCGCTCCATGCGCGGATGAAGCTCGGCGAGCCTCCCGAGATTGATGAAAACGATCCTCGGCCTGGGTGGTATAAGTGCCGCCTGGTCGCTGGCGGCCCAATGGCTCCAGCCAAGATATGGCTGCGCCAACTCATGCGGGACGGCGAGTTGACGGCCGACGAGGAAGTCTGCTGCGAGATCGGCGGCGAGCGGTTCAACGTCTATGAGGTCTGGCTGCAACTCTGCGAGAATCCGATTAGCCGCATGGAATATGCCCACATGACGCGCGTGCGCGAATGGGCGGCGGGCACGAACCAGCCCGAGGCCGACCCGCGCAAGCCGATCGATCTTTTAACCGTGAAGGCGCCGCGATGGCGCGCAAAGAGGAATGCATGACCCTTGATCCAGCCATCGAACGCGCCGCCGGCATCGGCGACAACAGCAGCATGGTTCCGGAGGATTTCCGGATCAGCGTCACGCCACCGGAGGACATCGCGCCTTATCTCAAGCGGTCTTATAGCAAGGTGGTTGACCGCTACGAAGAACTGGTGCGCAGCGCCAACGAGGCACCGCCCACCATCACCAACGACATCGACAGCGGCAAGGTCGGCGATCTCATCAAGGAAATTCGGCGCTGGGACGCCGAGGCCGATAGCGGCCGCAAGATTGAGAAAGAGCCATTCCAGAAGGGCGGCGCCACGGTCGATGCATTCTTCAAGGCCATGATGGAAAGCATGGACAAGCTGAAGAAGCGCATCACTGGCGCCCAGGACGAATATCTCAACAAGAAAAAGGAGGAGGCGAGGCGTGCGCTGGAGGCCGAAGCGCTGCGCAAGCGGCAGGAAGCCGAGCGGCTGGCGCGGGAGGCCGCCCAGGCCGAGGAACGCAAGATCGCGGCCGAGGAAGCCCAGCGCACCGCCGACCAGGCTGCGGCCGAGGCGCGGGAGAATCAGGACGAAATCGAGCAGATCCGATTGGACGCCGAAAACGTGCTGGCCCAGGCCAAGCTCCGGAAGGCCGCAGCGCGCCGGGACCGGGATGAGGCTGGATTCGCCAAGGCTTCCGATGAGGTTCTGACCGCGCAAGCCGCCCTGCTGGCCGCCAAGGAACGGGTCCGGCAGGCCCGGCAGGAGCAGCGCCGGCTGGCGGAAGCCGCCCAGGCCGCCGCCGACAAGGCCGCCCGCGAGGCCCTGGCCACCGAGAACAAACTGGATGATGCAGTGCGCGCTGATGCCAGGGCTGGCAAGCTGGAGCGCAAGGCCGAGACGGTCACAGACGCCGAACTCGCGCGCGGCCGGGGCGAGCATGGCAGCGTCAACACGCTGGCGAAGCGCTGGGTCTATGACGTGACCGACCGGCCGGCGCTGAACGCGGCGCTGACCGAATATCTGGCCGACTTTCTGGATATCGACGAGATCAAGATCGCAATCGGCAGACGCATGGCGACGGGACGGCGCGACGTTCCGGGTGTCAAATATGAACAGGTGAGCGAGTCGCGCGCGCTTTAACCCTTGAGAGGTAACCCAATGAACACCAAGACAGATCAATTGCCGGCCACAACCGCGCGCCAGGAGATCGGGCGCCTGCGCGGCCCGCGCCTTCCCTACCACGACGCCATCGGCGAGAAGTTCGGCATCGATGTCGCTTCCTGGAAGGCTCTATGCGAGTCGCTTTACCCGACCGCGAAGACCACCGATGCTGTCGTCCTCGCCCTTTCCTATTGCAAGGCGCGCAAGCTCGACATCATGAAGAAGCCAATCCATATCGTGCCGATGTGGAACAGCGATCTTCACCGCGAGGTCGAGACTGTCTGGCCCGCCATCACCGAATACCGCATCACCGCGCATCGCACTGGCCAATATGCCGGCAATGATCCGGTCGCGTTCGGTCCCGATAAAACGATGACTTTCAAAGCCGAAGTGAAGAAAGGAAAAATGAAAGGACGCATCCTGGAGGCGACTCTAACATTTCCGGAGTGGGCGCAGGTCACCGTCTATCGCATGGTGGAGGGCGAGCGCGTGCCGTTTCACGGCCCCCAATGCCGCTTCCTCGAATACTACGGGATGATGATGGGCCTGCAGGTGCCAAACGCCCGCTGGCAGCGCTCGCCTTATCAGATGATCGGCAAGTGCGCCGAGGCTGCTGCGCTGCGGCTTGGCTTCACCGAGGAGCTCGGCAACGTGCCTGTGGCGGAGGAAATGGAAGGGCGTATCTTCCAGCAGGTCATGGAGAAATTCGCAACGCAGCGCCCGGAGCAGACAACCAAGCCGGCGGCGACAAGTTTCCCCTATGAGAATGAGATCATCGATGTTCCTGATGAGGATGAGGATGAGGATGAGGCCGATGGCGAGTTCGAGGATGGCTCGGAACAACCAGCCGTGGTGCCCGATCTGCCCAAAGATGCCGAGCCGACCGTGGCCGCAGATCCTATAAAGGTCGATCCTCCGGTCGCCGACGACGCATACCGCGACTGGCTCCGGGATCAATATGCGGCTCTCGAAGGCGCAAAACTCGACAGGACGGTCGATGACCTGCAAGACCACGTCACGCCGCAACTTAAGCCGGACGATGTGAAGCCCTGGGTCGATGCCTGCAACGCGAAGGCCAAGGCGCTCAGCGCGGCGAAGAAGAAATGAAAAAGGCCGCCAGCGCGAGCCGGCGGCCTTTCTTCCTTTGCGAAGGGTCGATTAGGCGGCGGGCGTCGGCGTATTGGCCGTGACGGCGGAAGCCAGGCCAGTTGCATTGGCATTGATGGAGTCGATCACGGCCTGGACGGCGGTGTCCGGGGTGGTCGAAGCCAGCGCGGCACTCAGCTGCGCCGAGAGGCCCTGCAGCAGCGTCACTGCGCTATCCTCGACAGTCTTTTCGGCCGCGACGGCTGCGGTCAGATCGTCAATTTTCGACATGAGTAAATCTCCTTGGGTTTTGAGGGCTTTGAGTGACGACAGCAGCTCGCCCAGCGCCGCCTCGGTGACTTGGTTGAAAGTGATGACGTGGCGGATGGTGATTTCCACGGCTAGGAAATCGGGGCAGGTGTCGCCGCAGCCTCGCCCGGATTGTTATCGACCCGATGAAACGCGATCATCACTGCGGTCCTGCCGGGGCCGATGACCGTCTCGCTCGCGGCACCATGTTCGATATGATAATGGTGAGCGGATTCCTGCCCAAGATAATGGGCAATGCCCTTCTGGCCAATTGAGTGGTTTGGAGAGCCGTCGGAATTGAATATTTCACTGATGGGGTGGATTTTTTCTTTGTGCATTGTGATTTCTCCTTGAGGTGGTGAATTATAGCGCGCCAAATGCAACAATTGTGCGGCGCAACTTGCCCGCCAATATGCCCACGCTTCGGTGCCGCCGTAAAGGCTCAGCGGTGGAAAAATGGTGGACAGCCGCCGAGACTGCCGACAGGCCCATAACCCACAAATATGCCAAGCAACCAAAGCACCAGCGCAATGATCACGACCACGTTGAGTATCTGTTTAACTTTCGGATCCATCGGGATGTACTGGTTCACCAGCCAAAGAACCAAGCCGACGAAAACAATGAAGACGATCAATTGAAGCATGAAATCACCCTCCCTATTCGCAGGGAACGCGCTGGAACCGATTTGGTCGCATTCTCTTTAACAGGGCGGGATCGGGGGTAGGCGGTTTACCGAGCGAGCCTGGTCGATCTGGCCGATAAGGGTGCAAATATAGGTCCGGCCGCTTTGTGTCGGCGATCTTCGGTAATCGTTCTGAGCCCCGGCCAGAAGCGTTTCGAGGATCTGTTGGCGCACATAGGCGAGCTGGTGATCACGGGTAACATCCTGTTGAGCCTGGACCGCGTTCTGCCGTTGGATGCCCTGGATCGTGGCCGTTAGCCCGGCAACCTGAGTATTGAGTTCCATGCGGCTTGGGAATGGCGGTGGCCCGCTGTCCATGTACGGCTTCAACATGCTCAAGGTAGCGATCGCGGCGCCGGCAATAGCGGATATCGCGGTCATGACAGCCCCTATCTTAACGATGCTTTTTCCGGAGACAGTGATCGGCACCGGGTCACCATCTATGGTTGAAAAAAATGGCAAAGATGGCAAAGGCCGCGGCGACGAGACCGCCGACCACAACGATCACTTTCCAGCCAGCATCGAATTGAGCTTTTTGGATCACCGATGCGGTCGTGGCCGCACCAATCATTTGACCCAAATTATCGAGCTTCACGTCAATCCGCGCATTGCTGGAATGAACCGTCGCGAAGGCAGCGAGGTCATTCTTTTCATGATTATCCTGGCGTTCCATGATGCGGCTCAAAGTGATTTTAATATCGGCATGAGTCGCTGACATTTGATGCAGTTCCTCGCGCATGGATCCACGCATCGACTCATGCAACTCTCGCATCGCCTCTGTGCGTTCGAGCAACATACCGATGACGCGATCAATTGGGCTGCCGCCAATGATACCAGCATCATCTAGTATTTCGCGGGAAACAGCATCATTCATCAATCGGGCAGCGTGGCGAGCTTGGCGTCGATATCAGCCATCACCTTGTTGAAGGCGCTGTTTTCGTCCGCGATGTCGGCAGCGAGTTCTGCAGCGGTCGGCGGCACGTCGGAATTGATTTCATCCCAAAGCGCGACGGCTTGGGGCACGCCCGCTGCGATGCCTTGCGCGAGCTTTACGCCCAGGCCGATGGTGGCAACAGACCCAGGGAAAAGGATATCGAGAATGGTCTCGACCACCGGCGCGGCGTCGCCAAGATCAGCAAGGATAGCCGACGCACTCGGATTGCTCATGCGATTCCTTTCAGGGTTTTGTAGCTGTTATAGGCCGCAAGAGCCTCGTTGAATGCACCCATGGCAGCGGCCAGCACCGCGCTGTTGCCGGACGCATTTGCAGTTTCCACCGCCGCAAGCGTATTGTGGACGGCCTGGACGGCAATCTTCAATTGCTGCAGGACCGGCTTTGGGATCACACCAGTATTCACTATGGTATCAAGGCCGCGCTCGGCCACCGCCGTCGCCTTTACCGCCTCGTCTACCGTCTTGACCTGGCTCGGGGTCGCGCTGGAGGTCGAAACAGCGATGCTAGCAAGACCGCTGGCGACGGTCGTGCAGCCGCCGAGCATGATCAGCGCCGCCACGGCAAACAATTGTAGGATTTTCATGCGATAGCCTCTTTCAACTTGTCTTGGGAACGGTCGCGGGGGCATAATCTTTAACGATCTGCGGAGCGGTCGCCTGCGTGATCGGCAAGAGCCTGCCAGCCTCATCCAGCAGCGCTTTATCGTCGAGGACCAGTTGCGCGCCAGCCGTTGCAATGCGCCCGACATTGATCTTTGAGGTAATGTAGCCCCATGCGAGAGCGGCCGCCGACGCGAGCGCCGATAGGATTGCCGCAGTCAATAGCTCGGCGACGGAGAAAGCGTGGCCCGCGATAGTGATTGCCGTCGTTTGGAAGCCCTTGGCATTTAGCCACGTCATAATGATGCCAGTGAGGACGGCGGCCAGCGCCGCCAGGCCTCGAAGGATCAGGGAATCAATGGCGATATTTCCCGTCAGGACGAACGGCTTTGCGCCAGGATTGCTCATTTCACCCGCTCCGCCCAAATCGCCGCGATAATGCGGCGATTGCGCGGATTTGTCTATGGTATCAAGCCCATAATGTAGGGCTCTTTGGCCGATTTCTTCGTCAGACATTCCCGGCGCATGGTCGGCGCAATCGAAATGTGAACCCATCCATATTCGCAAATTAGCTGATCGAAGGGGATTTTGGCGTCCCTGATCCTGCAGGCGACGTCGTATGGCGTGCCGAATGTCGGGCAGATGAAGTCCGCGGCGTAGCCGTCTAAGTGGGCGCTGGTGGGCGCGCCGCCGACCAGGGCATTGACGGCTGGCGACCTATAGCCGGAATCGATGTGGATTGCGGCGCCGCCGAGCAACGTCCTGACCTTTTCCAATGTCGCTGCGATCGCCATCAAATGCGCGATCTGGCTGGGGTTCGGCTTGTTGTCCAGCCCAGATCTCGCACCGGATTGCGACGCCGTGAATTCCTCAAGCGTAAAGTGGTTGGATAGTATCATTCAGACCTCGGGTTTCTGTGGCGCCGCGCAGGCCCAGGCGAGCGCGATCACCCAACCAATAAGCGTCCAGCCGAGAAAGAGGTTGACGACAAATATTCCGGCCGCACCCTTCTTATGCCACCCGGCTATAGACGGAATGAAATAGATAATCGGCAGAACGATAATCCAGAATAGGGTCGCCGAGGTCGCGTCAAGATCGGATGGGCTCATCTCGGCGGGCCTTATTGTTCGATTACTTTAAGCCGCTCATTCGCAGCATCTAGTTCTTCAAAAGCATTCCCAATTCCTGCGATTATCGGAGTGCCGAACGGCGTCTTGGTCGTCAGCGGGTTGGGCATCTTCCGAATGTCGCCTTGAAAAACCAAGGTGAAAAACTCACAGACGCGCGGATCTGTCATCTTGGCGGCCTATTCTGTCTCTTTGAGGATTGCGATTACCATTTTAATTCCCTCCGCATAATTGATTGCGCCCTGAGCGCTCCGTAATGTATTGGCATGAATATTTTCCAGCTTAAGAATAGCAGCTTCACGCTCTCCCGGTTTCCATTCACTGTCTTCACCCATGTCCGGGCCCTTTTTATGCAAATTGGAAATCGGCCAATTCCACAGCCGCGCGGCGGATGAAGTCGTTCGCTTCTTCGTCGCTGTCGAAGACCTCAACGTCCTCTGTCAGTCCAGTAGAATAGTCCAGGGACTCGAAGTCGCCATCGTCTGTCACGCCCTTGAGGACGGCAGCCTCCCATGCGAACGGATAAGCGTGCAGCATCGGAGAATTTACAACCGATAGGCCATAACCGCTTTTAAAGCGATAGATGCGCTGGATGCCGCCAATATAGCTGCTCAAGTGCGGCCGTTCGATCAACAAGTTTTCATCGGTGAGCATGTTGGGGCCCCTTCTTACTAAACGGCTGGGTGACGATTTCTCGCCGCATCCAGACACCATAAATCTCACTGCCTTTAGTGCGGTATTATGGCGCAAACGCCACTAGACTGGAATCCGGCCTGATCCCATCTGTTGGGGATGACCGAGAATGAGAACGGCAACCGCTACGCCCTGCACGCTCTGAAGGACAAGCGCGCCACGCTAGCGGGCGAAATAGCGGACCTGAAGAAGCAGCTAGCCTGGCGGGTCCAGCAGCTTGACCATGTAGACGCCTGCCTGACGATATTCGAGCCGACGGGCGATCCTGCCGCCATCCCGGTGCTGTCCCAAGTGACAACCCACTTAGGACACTCGATGGCACTTAGGACACTTAGCCCTCGGAGTGCCGATGCGGCATAGCCACTAGCTGTTAGGAACCAAGGTGGTTGGTTTTGCGACGGGTGCTGGCGGCGGCGCCACACCCACAGGTATAAATTGGACCGTGGCTGAGCTTGGGTACTTGTTATCCGCGCCCGTCGCCGAATCTATGCCCCAGTCGATGGGCGATTCTGATAATCCTTATTTGCGACATAATGTCGCTGTATAAGGTTATCATTGCAATCGGACCACCTCGGAACCAACCTGCTAAGTGCCTTTTTCATGCGAGTCTTTTTCCAATTTTGTGGCCTTCTTCGTCCTCTTCAAGGACGAAGAGGACCGGTAGGTCACGCCCCCCCTCTTCAGAGGATGTGACTAATTTGGTTAGGGATCTCAACATCGCCGTTGTGCAAAGGTCCGCGCCCCGCACGGCCGCGTATTTCTGCCGATTTCAGCCCCAAATGAACTGCCAAGGTGCACCTAATGGATGACGACGAAAAAGGCCGGGCTGAACTCCAACGCCAAGCGATGGCTGAGTACGAGAAGTACAAAGCTTACGTGCAGAGTGTTGCTGAAAAGAGTGATGGCCAGGAGACTATCCAGAATAAGACTGCCGCGCACGCCGGCATTATCATCGCCGCGCTGTTTGCGAAGGCCCGGAAAGAGGTCCTCGCTATGTCCGGTTGCCTGAATAAAACGGCATATGGCAACGACGACGTCATTCGCAATGCAATTGAATTTCTACGCCGTGACGGCGTGGTCATGAAGATCGTGGTCGATGAGGCTGTCACTTCTGCCAACAATAAGTTTCTAGCTGCATTGCGTGACGCCAACGTTCTTGGTGGCGTCCAGCTACATCATGCGAATGTACGCCAGCCATTCCACCTGATGCTCGTAGATAATTCCCATTATCGATATCAGGAAGATACCGATACATGTGAAGCTATTGCTCAATTCGGGATGAGCGACCTGGGTGCATTGACCGCCTCGTTTCAAAAATCGCTGGGCGAATCCACTCCGTATCAGCCGTAGTTCCGCATCCAGTCAACTTCTGCTCTTGTGTCGTGCGCGTTAGGGGAAGCGTCTTGCGCGTTAGATAGCGTGCATGTCATCTCGGGGCATTATGACAACCGACGTACTTGATCTCGGCACCATGGCAGTGCTCGCCGGAACCGTTGCGCTTGGGCTAGAAAAAGTCCGCATGGAAGGCGATTCCTTGGCTGAGCAGGTTCGGAAGCTTGAAGAGCGCATTTCAGAAGCAATCACATTATTTGACGTGGAGATTTCTACAGTTGATCCGGTGACTGGTAAGCGAAAAATCGCGGAAGTTTGCAACAATCGCCAATTTCATTATTTGCTCCGAGTAGCAAGAAACCTTGAACGCATGAATTATCCGCGCCAGCAGCGATGCGAATATCGACGCCGGCCATCATATTTCTCAGCGGTTCTCCTCAACTGGATGCGAACCGGATGGCACATATACCTTTTGTATGGCCTAACCGTGCTTTCCTTGGTCTGTTTCCTCTTTCAAAAAGCCGGTCAAGTATACGGTTTTGACCATGTCAAACCGATGGGCACCTTCGTATTTTGGGAACTCCAAGACATTTGCCTATTTTGGATTTACATGACGACATTGATTGCCACTTTGGTCTTCGCAACTATCGCGCATATTTTGGCAACAGTAGGTCCTCGTTGTGACCGCTATATACGCGCGCTGACGATTTCAAAACGCAAGATTGATGACCGGGCTAAAGCCGAAATGATGCGCGAAGTGCTGGCGTACACTGGGAAGGGCGAACCACCTCGCCCTAGATGACGATCTCAAGCTTTATCGCCCTTAATTACCCGAAATCGCAACTCAGTTTGAATCCGCTCCTGAATCTCGCCCGCGAGTGCCGCGGTAACCAATTCAGAAATTGACCAGACGTGATCGCTCACACCAAGCTGCATGGCTGGGGTAATTCGCAACGTCTCGTGCACTCGGCAAAAGTTATAATGTGTCACATACAGCGCAACCGCGGCGCAGTGGTTTTCGTACTTCTTGCTGAACCCGCTCGATAATCGCGTCAGCCGCCGCTGCGACATACGCAGCGTCAAGTTCTGGCGCTCGATAAAGCTGGTGGAGATGCGCTTGGGGCTGCCACTGATCGCAGTGCGCACGACTTTCACCAGAACCTGTTTGGCATAGTATTTGTCGGCATCAGGCCCCTTAGCGATAACGACCTCCTGCTTGTCCACGATGCCGTGGTCTGCGATGCCCTGAAAGGTTTCATCGACGGCGCGAATGTATGGTGTGTAGCCGTCAGTGGAGATTTCAGGATTGCCCAGGACGCGATGGCGAACGTCCTCCACAAAGCGGATTGTGTTGCGGGTGTTTCGTTTCCCGACCAGCCACGACAGTATAGCCTTCCCGGTTGAGTCCATCGCGATATAGACGAACTGGTCGCCCACCGTGTCGGGATCATTTTCCTGGACGTTTCGGCGTTTTTTCTTCACGAAGCTCCATACCTCGTCCAGTTCAACGCGGCTGACACGAAGATTGACCATCAGCTGGCCGTGAAGAGCATTGCACCCCTGCCCCACCTTCACTCCTAGACGCATGATCGTGTCTCGGTGGATGCCTGTCAGGCGCTCCGTCGCACGGATGCTGACACCCTCACACAGGGCCGCGATCACGGCGGACTTCTGGTCTCCTGACAGGTTGCTCACGGCACGCCTTGATTCGTGAAAAAGCCACCGACCCGATGGAGCCGGTGGCTTCTGGTCCAAATTCAGTCGGGTTTTGATTCGTTTGCCCAAATCGCCCGACTGGCTCGGTTTGGGCTTACGCTCTTCTCCTCAGAAACATCTTTCATGTCCCTCGTTGATGTTGTATGCAGTGTATAGGACGGAACGAGAGTTGTCAAGTGGAGTGCATACAGAATGTCGAAGAATTTTCGGAAAGCTACAGACGAGCTATTTGCTGTGATTTCTCACGATGAGTTGGCAAAGGCTCTTGGCTGTTCCGTGGCGACCATCCGGCAGGCTCGATTGGACGAGGCGGCCAAGGCTCATCGGAGCCCACCTGACGGTTGGGAAAAGGTTGTGGCGAGACTAGCGGACGGGAAAGCTGGGGCGCTGGGGCGCCTTGCCGCCAAACTCAAGTCCAGCGAATAGGGCCTGCGAGCGGGTATGAGGGAGCTAAATCAGAAATCCTTCCTTTGGCGCGGGGAAGGGGAACTGAGTAGTACTCAAATAGTGGCGCGCTTCGCGAATTAGGCCGGATGTGCAAAAACCCCTTCAGAGGTTTTCTCCCTGAAGGGGTCTTCTTGCTTCGTTTTATCCCATTGGAGCCGCACCTCAGACACTCGAACGAGTGCGGGCACTAATACAAATTTCTTATCGTCATCTTGGTTACATGGCTATCGCATGACTGTGGCAGTTGGCGGCTTGACTCCCACTCCACCCGAGCTCCGTCTCCCGGAAGACAAGCTTGGTCGTCTTTGTTTCGTCCTGCTTAGACATGGCCCCCAGCTTTTCCATAAGCTTATCAAGAATCTTGGCGCGGTGCTTCGCCGGCGCCAATGTAATGACGTAGAGCAGGCGCAACAAAGTCTCGGCGGGTCCGGAAATTTCACATTCAGCCTTCTCCCAACGCGCCACCTGTTGGCCAGACAGCCGCAGGGCACCTCCCAACTCAGCCTGGGTAAGACTCATTTCCTTGCGCAGAAAACGCAGTTCTTTGGGAGTCAGAGTCTTCCTATCAGTGATCAGCGCAAAACCAATAGCTTTGTGTAGACCGTCAATCGCACTGACAGTCACGCCGTCACCATGAGCGGTTTTCTTCCGCTCAAATCCGTTGAGCAGATAGATGTCATCTAGACCGCACATAGTATAATGCAGCGGTTCAAGCTGGATTTCGCGTCCATGCCTGAAGAACTCGCGCTTGTTCATCGCAAATCCTCCCATTCAACCGTTTTCACAAACAATTCCGCATCCTTGATAATGATGACCACCACTCCAACTTCACGCCGCCCCTTCACCGACTTGATCATTTTCCCCTTCCACTCGCCGGGTGCATTTCCCGGTTCAATGTGATCGTCCAATAAGCCCGTCCGAAGGACGGCCAGGCCGTCCGTAATCGATATGTCGCGTTCATCGCTCCTGTCGAAGGCATGATCGCCCCAGGTGATGTTGTCCGTATTTTTCGCCAGTTCCTTGATCCGCTTTTCGAGCTGAACGCGCGATGGTCGGAATGGAACCTGTTCCTGCCGGTCCTGCATATCCTATCAATATGATAGATTTGCCGCATTCGCAACTCCTATCATGATGATAGGTCTGATAACTCACCAAATAGTAAATGGTTCAAGATATTTCAAGCGGTTACATATGTTTCACAAGCACGCCGCCAAGTAGCTGAGATTGCCCCGCACTCGCCGGACCAAGCTGCCCGGCGCGAACCCCGCCGCCGCCTCGATGGCGGTGGCGATCTGGTGGGTGCCCATAGGGCGGCCCGCCGCCCGCAACACGCCGATGATCAGGCGACCGAGATCGCCTTGCCGAAAAATCTTCACCCGCTGTTGGAACCGCTTCTTGGGGAGCTTGGCCGGGTCGGCGGATGGGGCCAGCAGAGTGAGAATCGCATCAACATGGGCCATGTCCCGTTCGCAGTGCGCGATGCGCCTGGTCAAGGCATCAATCTCGCCAGCCAGGGCGGAGCGTCCCTCTCGAAGAGCCGAGAGTGCGTAACGGTAGCCGGGCTTGTCCATTTCCCCGACTTAGGACACCCCACGCCACTTAGGACACCCACTATCCAATATTGACATCACTTCGGACAGCACCTTATGCCACGCCATAGTCTGACTCCGAAGACCATTGACCCAAACACTTGGTTCTATGACGACGCCAAGGGCATCCTTGTCGTGCATGAGGTTCGTTACCCAAATGGCGCGCTTATCAAAACCGACCAGTTCATCATCCCATGGCGCAAAGTCATGTCGGCGGTGAACAGGCACTGCACAAAATAGGAGCGCCAATGCAAACCGAAAGCCATCCGATCAAACAGGTTATCGATGCCGTGCAGTTGCCGTGCGACGAACATGGCAACCCGCTCGATTGGATCGCTGGAAAAAACTGCACCCACATCGAGGCGTGCGAGAAGAATGGCGAGTACTGCATGATCCCCTACATCCGGGTTTGGGCTGGGAATAGTTGCTTGGCCGAGTTCAGTCAGCACAAGGCGAGTTTCGTCCGCTTCAATGAGGACAAGCTGCCTAATCCTCCCGAAACCCCTCTACCATTTTAAGGAGAGACAGGTGGTCGATTTCATTCGGTTTCTTTTGAACGTTGCCATCTTCGGTATTCTGGTGTCGGTCGCATGGCCGGTAATCTCTCACCTACACATCGTTTTTAAATAGGAGCCGCGATGCCTGACATCACGCAAAAAGACCTTCGCTACACCAATCTAGATGGGTTGCAGGCCGTTGTTCAATACATGGGCAAAGATGACCGGCCAGACATAAGCCCAACATCGTGGCGAACGATGGCTGCTTTCGACAGCATGTCGATGGCAGAAGACTACGCCGTGAAATGCAGCAGTAGTAGCCACTGGCAATATCGCGCTATCGAACTCAAGTAGAATAAGCGGCCATGACCAAGGATTTCAAAGTGGGCGATGTTGTGAATGTCAGGCGCAGGCCGCTCGACTATCCCAATGACAAAGTGTGGACGCGGATTGTTTCTCCGGTCATTGGCGACCATCGTTTTTACCGTGTCAGGACTAATGCTGGTAACGAATTTGTGACCTGCGTGGACAACATGGATTTTATCACTAGACCGTATTGAACAATAATGGAGACTTTGGTGCCAAGGAAGTCGCGTCGTGAAATCATCCAAGAGTGCATCAACGCGATCAGAGCAGAGGGTGCGCGGGTGCGCGATGGTGCGAACGATAGCTGGCGCGGCGGGATGTTTCATGCTGCGGAAATGTTATGCAAACTGAGAGATGCGAAATAGGCGCGCGATATGAAACTGGTAGTCAGCAAGGATTGGTGCATGAACGCCGCCAAGGAAGAGGGCGCCATTGAAGCAGCCTATATGCGCGGCAAGCGGGCTGGGTTCGCTCAGGGCGTTGAGGCTTGCCTCAAGGTCACGCGGAAATGGATGTTCATGAGCGAAGATGTCAGAGAGTGTGTGAAGGAAATTCGCGCACTCGAACCTAAATAGGGAGACCATCGTGAGTGTGTTCGCAGGTAAGGGCGTCCTTCAATGGCGCAAGAGAAGGAGCAAATTTGTGCAGCACCGCCGGTTGTGCCACACCAGGATTGCAGCGACGAAGACCGGGAGAATTTTCATAACTGCCACACCCTTACCCAATCGACTTGGATTGAAGTGGTATCCACTCCCCATCCCAGCATGATGAACATATGTTGACTGTCGATTTGCGAGAAATTTCCGCTTGTGCCGTAGGTAGCGTCGGCGGCGGTAATTTCGACGTTGTTGATATAGGACTGAAATAGTCCCGTCCCTGCATTTTGACTGGCCGGTAGATTTAGGAAGCCCCAAATATTTTGCTTTGAAATGTCAATACCATTAAGCGCCTGATTAGCCCCTAGACTTGCGCTCGCTGTGTATGGTGATACCCAATTAAATTCTTTAAGGTTTGTATGATTTGCATCAGTATTGGCCTGCTCCATTACGTCGATTTCTACCCAACTAGACGGCGGACCATTCTGCGTCTGGTATTCTACCGACCAAGCCCAAAACGCTGGAAAATCTGGACTGCTTGTTGGCTGCGTAACTGCCATGCGGCATTCGGCATAGAAGCCATTATTAAAAACCTTCCCAATATAATTATTGGCGTTTGCCGGGTCTGCGCACGCTGTCGCCATACAGACGCCGAAGGTATTTGCAGCCGCTTGCCCAGCAGTCATTAGCGAATTTGAAAACGAAAGTGTTGCCGGGTTTGTCGCTGGGAAAGTATCCCATCCACCAATAGAAGGTGCAGCAGGCCAAGCATTATGGATATACCAATTAAACCCCGGCGCTCTTGTGTCACTTAGATCGACGCCTGCACCTGTGTCGAAATTTTCTGAAAATGTGAGATTATTATACCCCACAGAAGCCGGAGCTGGTGGCGGAACTGGTCTTGCTCGCGTCGCGCCATTGCGCAACATGATGGCCTCCGCCGGATCAGGCGATAAATCCCGCATAGCGGCTAATGCGGCAACTCCGGTTATAAATTTCCGCCGCGATGGTTTGATGAGCGGCATAGTTCAATACTCGGTATTAACCAGCATCGCAAAACTGTTACCGATGCCGCCGTAGGAACAGGTTCCCGAGGCGCCAACAAATACCATTTCCTGTAGGTAGTGAACCCCGGACCCAGGAGCGAACGTATCCGTTACCGGGCTCTGAGCGCCACTGTTTGCTAACGGTTGGAGAGCGCCAGCCAAGTTTGGATTCGCTGAAGTGCTATCAAGATCAACTCCCGTTAAACACAGAGGCGCCACAGATGCATTAGTTATGAACGGATTGAAATTGAACGTCACGCGAGTTTGCGGCAGCCCAAAAACCTGAGTAAGCCTATTAAAGAGGCCGCTCCCAGTGTTGCTTGCGTCCGCCACAAGCCATGTAGCTGTCCCATAAGTAAAGCCAGTAGTCGTATCTACGACTTTTGCAGTAACCGAAACTCGATTTTCTTTGTAGGCGTTCCAGCATCCGATGACATTGTTCGTACCCCCAGCCGCCGGGGTCGGCAGTAAATCAAGCCGGGTTGTCCCGGCAGCGGTCATCTGGCAGGTGTCGTAGTATGTAAGCTGATCCGCTGCGATGTTGTTGTAGAGCGTACTGCCGTTATAGACGCGTCCGGTCGTGCCGGAGCCAATAGCATTCGTATTTGTCCAGTAGCCTCGCGTATAATGAACAGCGCTATATCCTGTTCCACGTGCTGTTGCCGAGCCGCTAGTATCTGCAGCCCAACCACCACCGGAGCCATCAGTAACGTGGACAAGAGACCCACCACCACAGGAATGACACCAGAAAAAGTCAATGACGGCGCCGCTGTTGGTTACGCCAGTGCTGCTGGTCGGCATTACATCGCTTGCCACGTTGGTGCCACAAGCTGGTGTGTCCAGTGCGTCTGCTGATCCCGTGTAATACGGAATATTATTTCCGCGCCCCCAACAGACTAGATAAGTCGTGCTTGTCGGGGCAACATCCGCTGTTTCTACACCCGCTCCGCTTTGTAATGAAAAGCGCGGCTGCGGGGAAACAATAGTGCTGGCCCCGCCACCGCCAGAAGGCACCGCGCAAGTCAGCGCGCCACCTGTTGTGATTCCGGTAACAAAATTCGTCGCGGCGCAAGTTGATGACAGAACCCCGCCAAGTGCAGTCGCGGATGGTGTCTGCATCGCCGCGAAGAAATCAATCCCCGTGCCGTTGGCGTTGGCAATAAATGTACCGCTCGTCCCAGGGATTAGCGTCGTGCTGTTGAGCCCGGTCATGGTCAGGCCGGTGCTGTTCGTAAGTGTGATATTGCCAGAGCCGCTGTTGAGAACCGCGAGTGATTGCCCCGGCGCGAACAGCGATCCGGTTGCGGTCGGCAAGGTGAGCGTGAACGTGCCCGAGAGATTGAGGGCGTTGCCCATGTCGCCAATTGCGGCGGAATGGCTGGTGGTCTTCGTTATGTCGCTGAGGGTGGAATTGATCGTCGCATTCGGGGTTGTGCCGCTGACACGGAAGCCATTGCCAAAAATGGCCGTGGTTGTTCCGGAAACGCTGTTTGTTCCATCGGTGACGGCGATGCCGCTGCCCGCCCCACCAGGGCAGGATGTGCCCTGAGACGCGGCTGTGACCAGCCCCTTGCCGTTGACCGTTACCGAAGCGCAGTGAGTGCTGTCACCGAATGTACCGACGTTGCTGTTGACGGTTGCGAGTGTCGTCGCCACCGCGCCGGCGGAGGTCGCGACATCCCCGGTTAACGCAGGCATCTGGGATGCTGACAGTGTCCCTGAATTGACTTCGGATGCCGCAATCGATTTGTTAGTGAAGGTTTGCGTCGCGGCGAGCGCGGCGACCGTATCAGTGCCCGCCGGAAGGGTGAGCGTACCACCACCAGTCGCCGGCGCGTTAAGGATCACGGTGCCACTCGATGAACCAGAAAGCTTAAGATCACCGCTTGCCATTGTGACCGCCGTGCCGTCAGTCGTCGCGCCGCTGATGCCACCAAGCGCGCTGCCGTTATTGCGCTGCAACTGAGTATCGCTGCCGCCGGCAGAGGCAGAACCCGTGATCGCCTGGCAGCCAAAGCCGGTGTCGTTAGTCCATTTCAGGGCGTGAGTGGAATCGCCGCAATTCGAGCCACTATTGACCGTTAGCGCCGCCGGGACGTGCGAGCCGCCGGACGTATTCCCGAGAAGCGTATTGTCAGCGATCGAAGGCAGTTGAGCGAGCGTCACGCTGCCGCTGATCAAGTCGAACGAATAGTCGCCGATCGTCGCGATAACCACGCCGGTGCGACCGAAGACGCTCGAAACCGCTCCGCTTCCGCCAGTAATAAGGATGGACGTGATGCTGGTGATGCGACCCTTCGCATCGACTGTGATCTGCGGAACATGCGTGCTGTCGCCAGTGGTCCCGGCCGTCACGACATTCGGGAGAATCGCGCCGATATCACTAACGGCGCATTTCTTCGTCGTTGTGCTTTGGACGCAAGGAACAACTTCAGTCCCGGCCAGCGGTGTGGTCGCAGATGGCAGCGCGGAAATGGCAACTTGGGCCGCAGCCGGAGCAATGCCGAATATCCCCGTCAAAGCCAGGCCAACGATATAGTGTTTCATCGTGGTTCCTTTATAAAAGATTCCGCTCAGTTCGTTATAATGTCGCCGGCTTCGGTAGTAATGTTCTCGCCAGCTTCTGTAGTTAGTGGCTGCGCATCTGGCGGTATCGGTGCAGGTCCATATGAATTAACGACGAGAACAACCTGTTCAATGAACTCCTGCCCATCCGATGCCGTGACAAAAAATGTCAGAATATAAATGGCTTGGTCGGTCCCGGCCTCGATCCTCTGGATCACACCATGTCCAGTCGGGATTTGTTTTCCGCCCAGCAATTGATACGGGGTAGAATTTATCTCGCACACGCCGTCGAGAATGTCCGACGGAGAATCATCATCTGCGGGAGAATATGTATAAAGCGTCGCCCCTACCAATGCGCTCGACAAAGTAACGCCTTGTGTGAGGACGGGAGAAAAGTCAACACTCACATCGATGAACTCTGACGGGTGCTTGTCATCGAAGGACTGCATGGTCCCATTGCCGGAACCAGCCGCGACCGTTCTCTTTCTACCAGCCATCGCCAATTCCCTTCTTTATGAGTTATGACACGCTTTGTCCGCTATGTTAAGGGGATGGCCGTGCGATGTGCGTGTTGTGATCGACGCGGTCGTGATCCGGGATATCGTAAGCACCCTCCCAGCCGGTGTACGTTTCGCTGATCTGCCCGTCCTCGGTGCGGTGCGGGTAGACGCACATATAGCAGGCAAGCCCTCGCAGCACGGTCAGGCGGTGCCAGGCATTCGCCAGGATCAATATCGCGGACGTCGAATAGCCGCCCTCGATCTCAATCGCCTGCGGTGTATTGCTGCCGACAATGGCCCGCTCCACCAACCACCGGCCGGCCATCAAGATCGTCACATGGTCGAAATTGTGCAGATGACCATTGACGACGAAGCCGGTCGCTAGTTGCTGCGATGGCGCGCGAATGTGCAGCGGCCCAATATCACGGTTTGGCAATAGCGGCTTCCTCTATGGTCGCGCGGGCCCGGCGGGCGGCGGCTGGGATTGCACTGGTATCCAGGGTCACGGCTTCAATTTGGTCCATGGTCGTCACGGCCGCCAGGTCAGCGCGCGCCAAATCCAGCTGCGTCAGGACGGTGTCGCGCATAGAGACAAAATCCCCAACCACCTGCTGTCGTTGCGCTTCAGTGTGAGGACGCCGGACCAAAATCTTATCGCCCGGCGCGCGGCAAAGAAGCTGGCCGCCTTGGCTCTGGAAAATCTGCGATTGCGCGTCGCTCGGATAGAAATAGATCGACGGCGGCGACTGCCCATCCGGCGAGAGTGCGGCGGAAAGGAAACCGGACTCGATGGCGGTGGTGGCCTGGTCATTCAACATCTCGCTCCGCGCCGGGATCGGCAGCGGCGCAGGCAGCGGCGGCAGTCCTGTGACGGCCCCGTCCAGCGCGATGCCGTGCGTCAGCGGGTGCGGCTGCTCGCCCGGCGGGTAGAGCGTGAGCGTCTGCCCGTTGCCGGTCGGGTGCGCGGCGTCGAAGGCGTCGTCGGGCAGCAGCGCCACGCCCGCCTCGAACGCCTGCTCGCCGTCGACCAGCCGCTTCGGATCGGTGTATGTGAAGCCGCGGTACTCCCGCTTCGGCGGCGGGGGCGGCGGGACGTCGTCTGGCGAGGCGGCCATCAGCGGACGGGGTTGCGCTTGCACTATGACCGGGTTGCGGAACGGATCGCTCATTGGCTTACCTGTGTGGGTATTCGATCGTCGCCGTCGCGGTGACGACGATGGGCGTGGCCGAGTAGACCGGCGCGTAGTACGGGTAGCCGGAATTGCCGGACTGGTTGATGCCCGTCGCCGGGCAGGTGAGCGTGTGCGCGCCGGCGGATAGCCTCTTGACCAGTATCCTCTCGGTCAGCGGGAACGGGTTGGATGTGAACTGTGTGGGCGTGGTGCTGTCGAAAAGCGCTCCAAGCCCCGTGTTGCTTACGGTCACCCCGTCGATCTTGATGTCGTAGCCAAGGCTGATCGGCGTGTTGGTCGGGTAGCTCACGCAGGACGTCGACCCGCTGATCGTGATCGTCACCGCGCAGTCGAAGTCCAGCGTGAAGGAGACGCTGACGATGTTCGGGGTCGAGGACTGGTCGCCGGGGACGTTGACCGCGCCGAGGCTGCTGGACGGGTTCGCCGTCACCGCGTTGAGGATGATGTTCGTCGTGCCAGCCGCGTTCGGGGCGAGCAGCGGGTTGTCCGTCGCCTTCCGGCAGATGACGTTGGTGTAGGCGAAGTTGCCAAAGCCGCTGGACGCGTTCTCCTGCATCCACGGCTGCGCCCAGATGTAGCCCGCTGGGACTGTCACCTGACCGCTGATGAACGTCGGGGTGACGACGCCGCCCGCGATTGTGGCGGCGGCAGCAAAAGTATCGGCGGTACCGTCCGCCAACAGAAAGTGCATCCCCATCTGACCCAGATGGGTCGACCCGTTCGCCGCTGTCGCAGACATGAACCACACGTCTCCAGGTGTGACCGGGATCATGCCCGCCGTGGCGCCCGCGCTGCCGTTTGACCCAGCGACAGCGAAGTAGATGTCGCGGGACTGCTGGATCCCGACGTAGCGACACGGCCAACCGCCTGCCCCATAACCAGAGCCCTGGTCGCTCACGCTGAAAGTGCCAGCGCCGTTGACCCAGCCAGATAGCGATGGAGCCCCGTTACCATCCACGAACTGCGGGTTCGTGATGATGTTCTCTAGGTTATTGACGCCGAGCTGGGTGGTCCCGACCGCCGCCGGGCCGATCAGGCTGCTGCTGTTGATGTGCCGGACGACAGGACCGCCGAGGTAGAAGTTGCCGCTGTTGCCCGCCTGTATGAAGCTGATGAGCAAGATGCGCGCCTGGAAGGAGCCAGCGGGGGCTTCGAAGCCGTTCACATCGGTATTATTGCAATGGTAGAGCGCTGCGACGGTCTGAGTGCCGCCCGTGGGGTACTGGCTGGACAAGTAGGTCTGCGCTTCGTCATAGAAGTCCATGCGGACCTGCACGCCAGCGGCAGTGTTGTTGTCCATGCCGAACGCGCATTCCATGTAGTAGCGCTCGCTAGGGCGAACTTGAAATGGTGCCAAGTTCGCGATGACCGAGATGCTGGTAGCGGAGACAGGGGAGGCGATGCGGTTAATTGAATTCCATGCGCCTGCACCCGCGATGCTTGTGAAGGTGCCAGACACGCCTAGGTTCGACCAATAGGTCGGGTCAAGACATTGCGCGTCGAGGATCAGGTTGTCCGGGTCCACCAGCTCGAGCATCCCGGCAGAGACGATGCCGCTGGTGGCGGTCGCTCCGGCGCCGCCGCTGGACGGGTCGTAGTTGCCCTCATTGCCAGCGATGTCGCGCGGCCTGATCCAATACCAGTACGTCGTCGCCGCAGCCACGCTCTGGTCGGTATAGGCTGTGTCATAGGCGCCGGCGTCCGCGATACGGGTGGCCGAGCCGAACGACGAGGACGGCGAGCGCCAGATTTCAATCGCCGCAATGCCGACGTTGGGGGCGTTGACCCATTTCAACTGGATGCCAAGAAGGGTGGGCGCAGCCGCGAGGCTGGTAGGCGCGTAGATCGCTGGCGGTCCGCCGATGGTGTGCGCGGTATAGCCGAGCGACGAGACGTCCTGGTAGCCGGCCTTATAGATGTTGAAGGAGCGGAGCTTGATATAGATCGTGCGGCCCTTGTCGGCGGCGACATAAGGCATGGTGAAGACATTGTCGTCGAGCCGGACGACAAGGCCGCCGATGGCATGTGAGGCGATTGCCGAGCCCCACTGCCCGCGCCGCAAATACGTCGTGAGATCGTAATTATAGGTCGAGGTGAGCGTCGCGGTCGAGAATGCGACATATTCGCCATCGATGAAGCAGAGCGTGGTATCGGTGTCGGCGTCCGAGGTCGTGCCAGATTCGAGCACGCCCAGGCTCAGACTCAAGTCGACCGAGGCGGTATGCGTCGTGTCGGGGTCGGAGCCGCTCGCCAGCGTCGCAGTGAGTACCCCGATGCGGCTTCCGCCGACGATCTCGCCGACCTTGGCATAGGGCCCGCCGGACGCCGTCGCCAAATGGATTTCGCAGCCGCCCCAATTGGGATTGCCAGTCGCGGAGCAGGTCGCCAGCCAGGTCTCGAGGCCAAATGTGCCGACGCCCTGGACTGGGACGTCGAACACGGCCGGGGTGCGCGCATTGCCCGGATCGACATTGAAATCCGGCACGGCGCCCGAACCGATGTCGATATTGTAGGCCGGGACCGAGCCGAGCGTGCCGGGGTATTCCTCGGCGGTGATGACGACGGTGCCATCGTCATTTTCGCTCAGGTCTAACAGCCGAACGCCGGTGCCGGTCAGGCCGGAGAAGTAGACATCCGTGACGCCAACCATATCCATCGGATCGAGCAGGCCATAGCGCTCATCGAGCTGGAAGGAATAATGGTTGAGGATGTACTCGTCCTGCAGCTGCAGGTGCGCGCTGACCGTGGCGGCATTTACGTCGGCGAACATATGCAGCGACTTGGTCGCGGCGACGCGGCGGCCATAGATCTGGATGAGGCCCATATCGGAGGCCTCGACGATCATCGGCGCGTACTGGTTGGCGCGGTCGAGCGCCTCGATGCGGATGACGTTGGTCTGGTCGCTCTTACGGACCCGCGTCAGGGTGATCGGATCGTCGGTGGAGTTGCCAGTGTTCGGCATGAAGTCGTCGACGGTGAGGTTGAACAACGGCGTCGTGTTCGGCGTGAAGGTATAGCCGTTGGCGGTGATCGCGACGGTGCCACGCGGTATCATCTGCAATACGCCAGAGGACCAGACGACCTCCGAATAAGAGGCGGTCGCGATGTCGTCGATGATCGAGGACGCGGCGGTCTGATCGACGAAGGCGGGCGATGCCCACAGGCCAGAGGCCAGAGTGAAATTCTGGTAGGCCACCATCAAGCCGACGGAGACATACCGGATATTGACAGTCACGCCGGCCTGGGCCGCGTTGAAGGTATAGACGCCTGTGCCGGCATTGAAGCTGTATTGCCCGGTCGCTGGCGAACTCGCAACACAGGTCAGCAGGCCTATGCCCGAGAGGACCGTCGCGTTGATATTGTAGGAATAGGTCGCGGCGTTCGTGACGGTGATGGTGTATGGGCCGCCGCCAGGCACCGCATGCGCCTCATCGTTGCTATTGACTTGGCCCACGCGCGCCGCCGGAAAGCCAACGCCATATTGGCCGTTGGAGAGAATGTCAGGGACGATCTTCGAAAAGTCCGCGTCTCCGCCAGCATAGCAGCCATTGCCGCCATAGGTGCCGGGCGCGCTGCCTGCGAAGATGGCGAGCGGTTCCCAGTTCAAGTTCGGCAGGTTCGCCGATGAGCCGAGGTCATAGTTCTCGCCGCCGGCATAGACGAACCCGCTATAGGTCAGGGCGTGCGTCGGATAGGCGCTGGTGAGGTAGGCCCAAGGCGTTTGGGCGATGGTGCCGTCGAAGACGTCGAAGCCGGGGGTGCCGGCGAGATGGGTCTGCGAGGACCAGACGCTATTGATGCCGGTGGCCGGGCCCTCGCAGACGAGCGCCGCGACAGAAGCCGAATAGCTGGTGCTGCTCGATCCTTTGCCGCCGCCGCCGACAATGCCGCCCTTGCCGCCGCTCGAGCTCGGCGTCTGGTGCGAGAGAAAATTGACATAGTCCAGCAGGTTGCACCCGACGCGGGTGACGCCATAGACCACCGGCACTGGGATGCCATAGGCGCTGCTCTGCAACTGCATGCCCGTATATTTCGGGGTCGAGGCGTTGGTATTGGAAACGCCGAATAGCGCGCCCATCAGTTCCAATCCTTGACGCGGAAATAGCGACGCGGGCGTGGCGTGTTGCGCAGCGCTATCACCTCATGGATTTTCAACAGCACGGTCTTGCGCAGCGCGTCATCGACGCCGACGGGGCGCCGCGAGAAGGCATGGATGATCTGCGGCCAGTCGACCACGATTGCCGCGTGCGAATAGTCGAGCCCGAATTTCCAGAGCACGACATCGCCCGGCTTCATTTCCGAGCCGTCGACCTCGCGGCAGAAGTGCAGCACGCCGGGCATATCGTCCTTGCCGAGCAGATAATACTCTGTGTGATTGTGCAGGTGCCAGTCATGGGCATAGACCGGCAGCGGCTGGCCCTCGGGGATGATGCCGGCGTTCTCGAAGACCCCGACCAGAAAGGTCAGGCAGTCGCAGCCACCGTTGACCCCCTTGATCCGGCCGCTCGGAATATAGGGCGTGCCGCGCCAGGACATGGCTTCATCGATGACGGAGGCGCGCTGCTCGGCGATGGTCCGCATCAGACGGCCACGGTCGGCTGCGGCACGAAGGGCATGCCGCGATAATGGACGGTATTCGAGAATTTCGGACAGCCATTGGCGTCGGTATAGGACTTGTTGCAGCCATAAGTGATGGTGCAGGTGTCGCCAGCCGAAGGCGGGGACGGCAATTGACCCACCAGGCTGACGGTGGCGGTCGTGCCGCCGGTGACGGGGGCGCTTTTGACCGTGGCGGTGAACCCGTTGAGCGCTCCACTGGTGAAGGTGACGGTGCCGAGATCCAGAAAGCCCGACGTCACACTCGCGCCGAGCGTCGCGGTGAAGCTGCCGATTCCTGGAGTGCCGGTCAGGGTGGCGGTGCGCTGGAAAGACCCCAGGGAGACGGTGCATTGTGTGTCGCCGAGATTGTTCAGGCATCCGACCTGGACGACGTTGCGCGGAAATTGCCGGTTCAATAGCTCGAGATGGCTATTGATGCTCATGGTGGCGATCGAGCGCCCCGCGACCAATTCCGCCTGCCGCCCGACGAACTGCCGCACCACGCCGACCCTGGTATCGCCATAGGTCGGCATGAAAGCGCGCTCAAGCATCACCTCGGCGCCGTCGAAGACGCCAGCCCTCACGGCCGCAAGGAAGGACTGGCCCAGCACCGTCGCACCGCCAGGGATGACGTCGACGATCAGGGTGTCCGCGCTGGTGCCGACGCCCCAATGGCATTTCGCTTTGTTGTCGGTGCGGTCGAAATAGGGGCCGGTCACGCCGCCCGAGGGATACAACAGGCCGTTCGCGGTGATTGGCGCGTCGCCGGCGCAATAGCGCAGGATGACGCCGCCGACGAGGGTGATGGTCCACAGGTCGGCGACGAAGAACTGGCGCGTCGCCAGCAGCGCCAGGAGCTCGGGAGAATGCGGCTTCATTGCGCTGGCACCTCGACGAATTGACCTTCGAGGTTGACGAAGGCCACCAGGCCGACGCGCTCATCCATTGTCTTGCCGAAATGGCTCAGGATTGTGCCCGGCTCTGGGTGCTTGAATTCCTCGGCGACCAGCGGGCGCCCGCCGAGATGTTCGCTCATCACCGAACAGGCATCCGCTCGGCTATGTGCCGCGACGCGGGCGCTGCAACAGAGGCGATCGGGCTGGGTAAAATAAAATAACCAAAGGAAATTCTGCTTCACTTGATACTCGTGAAAGTAATTTTTTTGGCCTCATAGGCGGATTTGAACATCTTCGAGAAGGTGATGTTGTCGTCGTCGAACGAGCAGGGAAAATAAAAGGTGAAATCGGCGGTGAGGGTGTGCCCGGCGGCCGGTGCCGAGGTGAAGGTGACGACGCCGGGCGAGGCGCTGCCCCAACTCGTCACCGACCAAGCGGCGCCGCTGACTGGCGTGCCATTGTTATAGACCGTACTGACGACGTTCGGTGCGAGGATCGGAATGGACGCGCCGCCGAAGCTGCGCTGAAGCTGGAAGCTGACCGTAGAACCATCGCCAGTGCCGAACGCCTGCGCGGTAACCGTGTTGTCGTCCTGGTCCGTGTAGAGGAAGCTATCGAAGGCGCCGAGCCGCTGCTCGAAAAAACCTTCCAGCTGGGAATACTCGGTGAAGGCGGTGAGGGTGATCGTGCCCTGGCGGAGCAGGTTATATTGCAATGCCCATTGGTAGAGCGGGATCGACCAATCGGCGATCCTGACCTGCTTGCCGCTGACCGACGATTGGCGACGGGTTTTCCAAATCGTTGTGCGGTCGATGGGAAATCCCAGCCCGGCCAGCGCGGGCAGAACAGCCGCGCTCATGCCGGCGCCAACGTGCCGCGATTCAGATACCCCGTTCGGATCGCCGTCTTGATCGCCTGAACAACTTGCTGGCCATTGCCGCCGGGGACGTTGACCGTGATGGCAAAATGACTATCACCGCCGCCGCCGCCGTTGAGCGCGTTCATCAAGGCGCTGTTGTCGGCTGCGGGGATGATGCGCTCGCCCTGGTGAACCTGGGCAATCATGGTGCGGGGCACAAAATTGGTGCCGACGTCGAATGCGGCTTGGGGAGCGAATGCCAGGACGGCCGCTTCGGCGGCCGCTGCGGCCCCAGGGGCCGCAGCCAGGCCGACCGGGCCAAGGGAAGCAAAATCGGCAAAGGCGGCGGCGGCGGCCACGGCGGCCTGCCCAGTGACCTCCCCGACGTTAAGGGCGCCCTGTGTCGCCCTGGAAGTGGCCGCCACGGTCGCTTTGGCTTCGTCCGTGAAGATGCTTTCTTCGAGTTGCTTAAGCTGGCTGTCGATCCACGCCTGCAGCATGGTATCGGCGCCCTGGACCAAGACTTGGACCAGCGTTTCATTGCCGCTGAGCAGACCATGGACCATCGTGTTGAAGCCGGAGGTGACCGGCGCCCAGGTCTTGGCATAGGACGCTGCCAGCTGGGTTTCCTGGTTTTGGATGGTCTTGGTGAATTGCTGCTCCAGCGTCTCGCGTTCCCGCATGGCGTTTTCATAGGCGGCGGTGCCGGCCGTCAGAGCGGCAATTTCGGCGTCCTTCCGCTGAAGAATATTGCGCTCAATGACCGCGGTGAGCTTATATTCCTGGTTAAAGCGATCCTCGCCGCTGATTTGACCGGCGTTATATTCCTTGTCCAGCGCGTTTGTGAGGACTTCCAGTCGGTCCTGCTGAATCTTGACGA